CGATAATGCCAGCCCGGAACACCTCCGCGCCGCTGCTGCCATGCTGAAAGCGCTGGAACCAAAGGATGGTGACGGCGAATGAACGATGACGGCTTCCGGGTGTATCTGGTAAAACTGCCCGGCGATATAAAGGGAGCCGTTCGGATTGATGAAGAAGGATTCGCCAGCATCTACATAAACGATGATTTATCACCAAAAGCAAAAAAAGCCGCATTCCTGCACGAAATACGGCATATAAAACGAAACGACCACACGAACACAAGAAATATTTGGGAGGTTGAACAATGAAAAAGCTGCTTGCCGTTGCCCTGGTGCTGTGCATGATGGTGCCGTGCGCCGTTGCAGAAAATATTGATCTGTCCGGCTTATCGTTCGCTGAATTGGCTGCCCTTCGGGATCGCTGCCAAAAGGAAATGATGAAGCGGGATGAATGGCAGAAAGTCACCGTTCCGGTGGGCGTTTGGGAAATCGGAAAAGATATTCCGGCAGGCCATTGGAACATAACAGCATCAAAAAAGAGTGAATACGGGTGGGGGAGCCTGACTTACTGCGACGCGCTGGACGCTACCGGGAAAAACGGGGATAGGCGCAAATCTTCCTTCTTTTGGTTCGGGCAAGTCAAAGCGCCTGGCGCTCAGGCTGCCGTTGAATCGGAAAACATTGACCTTGATCTGAAAGAAGGCGCGTATCTGATTATAGAACATGCGCCGATGGTGTTCACACCGTACACCGGAAAGCCTGATTTGGGCTTTAAGTAAGTTGCAATCAGTTGCAATTTGATTGCAATTTCATTGCAATATCGTAGCATTGACAAGGTGGTGATCCCGTGCCGCGCCAGAAAAAACAAGTCCTGAAAGCCCGGAAAGATGGGCGGTACTGCTGCAAATACAAAGGGATTCAATTCATGGGCAATTCATCCGATGAAGCGCTTGCCGCCCGTGACGAATACAAGCGCCGGGAAGCGGAAGGGCAACGAATAAGCCAGCGCGTCACCCTGGGCGAATATGCCGCCGAATGGCTCCCGGTTCACAAGGCGGGCGTGAAGCAATCCACCTATAACGGCTATGTGTCCATTCTTGAATCCTGTATTGACACCGCTGCCACAATTCCGCTGGATCAGCTGTCAACCGATGATATAGCCCGCCTGTATTCGCGCCTGAATGGGAAATCAGCCTCCTACATCCACAAAGCAAAAATCCTCTTGACGGCGATCCTTGACAGCGCCACAGATGCGGGATACATGCGGAAAAACCCCTGCCGCGCTCAGTCCGTGAAACCGCCGAAGGGAACCAAGGGAACCCACCGCGCCATCACCGATGAAGAAAAGCGCCTAATTCTGTCTACGCCACACCGAATGCAGCTTGCCGCGCTGCTCATGCTCTTTTGCGGCCTGCGCCGTGGTGAAGCGCTGGCGGTTGAAGCATCCGATATATCCGGGGATATGCTCACGGTTTCCCGCGCCGTGGCCTTCGTTGGCAATCGTCCCGTGGTTTCCACACCCAAAACGGAAGCTGGTGTCCGCTCTGTTCCTGTGCCACCCATTTTAAGACCGTTTTTAAGCGATTTGAAGGGCTTTGCCGTTACCAGTGCCAACGGCTCACTCATGAGCGAAACGGCGTTCCAGCGTGGCTGGGAATCGTTCCTGCATTCCCTCTCAACCGCTGCCGGGCATCCGGTTATCATCCGCGCTCATGATCTGCGCCATACCTATTGCACCATGCTGCGGGATGCTGGCGTTGACATTCACCAGGCCATCATCTGGATGGGCCACGCCGACGAAAAGATGATTCTCCGCATTTACGATCACCCGGGCCGCACGCGTGAAGAAGAAGCAAAAACCCGCTTAAATTTCGCGTTTTGTATGCAAAACGGTATGCAAAATCAGGATGGGCCATCGGAAATCCTTTATTTATAATGGTTTCAGCGTTTCGGCAATTTTCCCTACGAATCAAAAGGTCGTGGGTTCGAATCCCCCAGGGCGCGCCAACAAAAGCCTTGAACCGTAAAGGGTTCAGGGCTTTTTACTTGCCTTTTCTGCTGTGCCAATCGTGCAGAATCGTGCTTTTTGTGCCGTTTGTGGTATGCAAAACGGTATGCAAAAAACCCGCTTACTCAGCGGGTTTCTTTCGCCAATCCTTGTATTCACCTGTTTTCACCCGGCTATCTGTGTACGGGGTATCGGCGGAGATGAACCAGTCGCGGCCCAGCTTCACGCCGGGGAGCGTGCCCCGGATGCAGCGGCGGCGGATGGCGTTGGCGGTCAGGCCGTGGGCCTCGGCGTATTGGGCGATCGGGATGAGATTATCGATCTGCATTGCTTGTGCAATCCCCCCTTTAATCCCAAATATGGCGATCAACAAAGGCTTTAATTTCAGCGTCCATCGTGGTAATCGCCTGGACGTAATCCCCGAAAATCACTTCCTCAAGGGCTTTTCTCCCAATTGCGGAAAGCTCATAGTTAGATTTCAGCGCTTCATCTTCGGCCCTGAGGTAGGCGTCCGCGTGGGGGTATTGCGTGCGCATAGCCTTTATGTCGTATTTTGGCATTGGCCGGACACCCAATCCGCCTACATCGTCAAACGATTTTTCAAATTCATAGTGCCAGCGGTTCAGATCTTCGATAGCGTCCTGGATTTCTTTCAGGCCTTCAATGGCTGCTATCCGTTCTTGCCGTTCCTGCGCCTTGCGCTTCGCTTCCTCTGCTTCCCTTTCCTTCTCGGCGCGTTCCGCTTTCAGGTAGTCCATGATCTGCTGCTTCTTTGCAGCAATTTCATCCCGCACGTTATCGCGCTTGACGGCGTTCAGGTTTGCAATAAGCCCTTCTTCGCCTGTCTTGGGGTTAATTCCAAGACTGAGGGAATATTTTCTGATCAACTGTTCAATTTCCATGGTTCCATCCTCCTTTTTTGCCCGTGTACCACGCCCATGGGCAGGCGATTATACTTTATGCGTGCTTTGCAAGATTCCAGGTGTCCATGGGGGTGATTCCAGCAGGAGCAGCCAGGCGAAGCGCATTCTGAGCAAAATTCTTGTCGCTGGTACACCAGGCCAGATGCGGATAGCGGGCCAGGTAGATTTCGCGGATTTGATCATAGGTTTTCATGGTATTTCCTCCTTACTTGCCGATCAGCGCATACTGCGCGGGGTTGTCGTAGCAAATTTCGAAGCGGTTCCCGACGATCGCGGAGATCATTTTCATGTTTTTTTCGTCGCTGCTGTCGTTTACGTTGCGATATACGGCGATCAAATCTCCGGCATATTCCACGCTTTCGACTGCGGCCTTGATCTGCTGGCACTTTTCCACGAAAGCTGCCTTGCTTGCGAACGTTGCGATGCCCCAATTGAGGGCGGAAACCGTTTTCTTCTGGATGTCCTCAGCCCATGCGATCTGCTTTTCAGTGCCCTTCATTTTCTTGCCCTCCTTTTTTTGTGTACCTCTTCGGTACGTCTATATATTATCACTTTATAGTTACATTGTCAACCCCTTTTTGAAATTTTTCATGATTTTTTTCAATAAAAAAATCCCCCGCCGAAGCGGGGTAGGATTATTCAATATAAATCAATATCGGGCGGTTCTTTTTCATCGCCGCCAAGCGCCTTTTTGATTGCATCGAATCCACCGTTTGCGGACAGGCTCACCGCTGCGGCGTTGATCAGATACAGCAAGGCTTCCTTCCAGACGAAAGTCCCGGTTGCCAGATGGCCGACGAACAGGATCACAGCGGCAATCAGGAAGGAAACAAGCTGCGCTGGAACCTTTTCGCCAAACAGCTTTTTGATAAACTCGGTGACAAGGATCGTTCCGGCGACGCAGCCGCCGAAGGTGAGCAAAGATTCCCAGGTGACGAAGCTATCCATTTTTCTTCCTCCGTTCAAAATTTATCGCTTTTCCAGATCGGATATCCGGTGATTGGCCACGCTGATTTTTTCTTCCAGCACCGGGACGCGCTCAGCGAAATTGTTGTGCTTGCGAACCTCGCGGGTCAGTTCCTCGATCTTGGTATCCGTGACGGCCATATGCTGGGACAGCTTGGCGTCCAGCTTCGCGTCGGACAGGTCGGATTTTTTATCCAGCGCGTTGATGGTGGCCTTGTTGGCCGCCAGCACGGTGACGACGGTGCCGATCAGGCTCAGGCCCCCGGTGACCAGCGACACCACGATTGCTTCGCTCATACCGATTCCCCCTCATGATTCAGAATGATGTGGTACGCGGCCATGACAGCCGCTTTGATCTCCTGCCAATCAGCCAGCGGGATTGTGATGGTCTGCGGCTGTTCAGGCTCATACGGCTTTATTTCGTTGTTCCCGTTGTCCGCTGGCGGGCTGGTGTACCAGACATTGTTGTCATGGACAGTAATGTCCTTAACGCCCAGCGCGGCCCAAGTCTTGCGGCCCACCACGCCATCTACAGTGAGACCGTGATCCGCCTGAAACTGGCGCACGGCCTTTTCTGTTTCCGCGCCGAAAACGCCGTCTATCTTCAAGTCATTGCCAGCGCCGGCAGGCGTTTCGTTCAGCGCTTCCTGGAGCAGTTTCACCTGTTCGCCGCGCATCCCGCGTTTGAGCGTCAAGAGTTTTTGGTAAAATTCCCCGTTATCGTATAACACATTATACCAATGCGCGGTCTCATGCCAGCGGGAAAGCGGGCTTGTGACCACGCCCCACTGGGTGCCTTTGGCCTCGATCACGGTGTCCCCGTCCACGTAATAGCCGATATGGTGTCGGTTGACTTTGCCGTTCTCCACCTTTTTCAGAAATACCGGGTCGCCGGGGTACAGAGGTTTTCCGTCTGTGCGCTTTCCGTCTTTCAGCTCGCAGCGGTCGGTGACATACTCATTCCAGATGGTGTTGCTGCCGTGGAAGATATACCCGCCCAGCTCGCTGAACGCCCAGTAGCCCAGGCCGGAGCAGTCCGCCACGTGATGCCCGATCCACTTTGCGCCGTACAGCCGGGCCTTTTCATTCGTGGCGCTCGCCTGCTTTTCGCTTGTCCAAAGCTGCCCGTATGCGCCCCAGATATATCCCCAGGCGTTTTCCAATGCAAATTGAAACTTTTCGATCAGCGCTTTCGCCGTGACCATTCTCCAGCCCTCCTCTCTTGGGTTTATCTGCTTGGTCTCGCCCATCTCGCATCACCGCCCTTTCGCAGTCAGGGCACACCATGCGCCCCTCCGGGATCACCTTGTAACAGATCACGCAATGATTGTCCATGGTATGCCTCATTTCGTTAGTGATTTAAAGTGTCCATTATTTAAAGAATCGATGACAACTTTTTCAATTTGCATTGGTCGACTATTTTCATCAAACAAGACGATTTCCTGATCCGGGTTAAATTCCTTCAGATAATCAATTAAGACTTTGCATTTCATAGCTATATCTTCGTCTCCTATCTGTGTTATTTTATCTATTCCAGACAACAAATATTAAACCATGAGCTCCTGTATCTTTTTGAAAGTCCTTAAGCAATCGCGCTCCCAATCTCAGCCATCTGGCTTTCTTGTATGATTTTCTATGAAATGTCCATTTAACGATTCCGTCTTCAGCTATTTTGATAACCACGATAATACCTCAATTCATATTTAATGTGTTATTTAAATTAGAATACCTTTCTGCTGAAGTTCCTCTTTTTGCTTATCAGTCAAATACTCGGACGCTATTCTGATCTGCTCTTGGATATACTCCTTGTTTACCTCGGAATAATTTCTTCGGATAAGTTCAAACAGTTCGTCATCATCCACAGCAATCACCTCGTGTTATTTAAGTTAGACATCGTCTTTGTGCTTTTCGTCATACCAATTGTAAGCCATTCTCCATACAAACGGGGAAATGATCGCCAGTCACCACCCGATAGCACACATCACTTTCAATTCTTCCATGGCGATCACCTCGTGTTATTCATTATCAACCATATAGATTTCATAATCTTCCGGGTTTTCATATACAAGTTTCATCATCTTTCCGAAGAACACACTTGCAACATGGTTATACCCGATAGAGTTGAAATGCACGGAATTGACATAACCATTATATGCCGTATGGTATTTATCTTGGTTCAGATCAGCAATATCATCAGCAGACAAAGCAATAACAGCGCAGTCAAAACGTTCAGCCAGTTTTACTATAACCGGATTGCTTGTTGGTGCATGTGATATATAGCATAGTTGTGCAAGAAACACTTTGTTTCCGTGATCCATAAGTGTTTTGATGATTTTTCCATAGTTTCCTGTGTTGGTATTTGCATAATTGTCTACATTATCACCAGCACAATCCGTGTCTACGGTATCTGTAAGACCGCCATTTGTCCCAAGCCATACAATAACGAATTGATTCTGAATATTCCCGATCGCAGTTTTTTCCTGATCCCATACGCCACCCGGCGTTGCTCCGGGTATTGCAATCACCGTTTTTGTGTCAGCATCCATCATTCTACAAAACGCATCTGGATAATTCGCTTTGTTTTTGTATGCGTACCCTGCTGTCCCCTGTGCATGAACGTATGTCTGACCATGTGTCAGGCTATCACCAATAAAAGCCATACTAAAAGGATAGCCATAAAGTCTGTTTACAAATCCACCAAGGTTCTGTACCTCTAATTGAATCTCTGGCACAGTTCTGATAACTTCCTGCAATGCGGGAGTGTAATCATATTTGATGTCTACGTATTTATCTGCCGCTGAAGCATAACTGCTAAACCGCATAAATACTGCACCCTCAGGAATCTGTGAAACAGATATAGTTCCTTCTTTTAGTCCGCTTCCACTCTGCCTATCATAAGTATTAACAGCAGATAGGAAATTTTTGTTTTCGTCGTAGAAAGCAACCAATGCAACAGTTGAATATTGATATGCTTTGGATTTGATGCTGATAACATTCTTTGCGCTTTGATAATCTGTATAAACCCAGTTTTCTCCGGGATATACTGTGCCATCCGAATATGTAATAAAACCGTTACTATTGAATTGTGTTATCTGTACATTACTGCTTATCGTATTTGTTTTTAGTTCAGTAACATCATTCTTGTTTTCCAGAACTGTTTCTGTAATATCATAAGTGATTATGATGTAATAGTTTGTGCTATTTGAAGAAAAACGAACATACTTTGCCGTTGTCGGAACGCTCGACAAATTCAAATGTCCATATTTTTCTCCGTTCCCGGTTGTCCCGGAAATAGTATCAATAGCATATACGAATGATTTGTTTTCGTCATAAAATGACGCAATAGCAACCGTTCCCGGAAGCTGATATGCTTTTAGTATGATATCTTTAATGTTTTTAGCAGGATAATAATCTGTTGTCACCCACGCGCCACCAGAAATGAACCTACCCGAAGTATTTACAAATCCGGCTGTCGGCCAGCTATTAATGATTTTTATATTTGATGTTGAGTTATTATAGTTTTCAATATCAGTTAGTGTGTAATCATAGTTGTCTTTTCTTATCCACGTTGGGAATATGTCATTACCTCTATCTGTTTTTGCAACGATCAAATAGTTTGCATCGCTCGGTACGATTAAGGAAAACTCATTCGGACTGCTTTTGTACTGTGAATATCCCGTTGCATAATCTGGAACTATTCCAGTTTCCGGTTTATCATATGTTTTTAAGAATGTGTATTTTGTTGCATAAGCACCGGATTTAACAGATAAATTATCATTCGGAGTAACAGGAAATACATAAAATGAATGATTTGCATCAGGATACCATTTTCCTGCACTATTAATCTGATAACCATCTTCAAACCATTTATTTCCAAACAGCATAGAAGTTATTGCGCTCTTTAAGTCACTAAGATCATTCCCGATTACCGCCGCCGTTGCGTCCGTTCCCACCCAGGAGCCTGCGGCATGGTCAGCGGTGAAGCGGTACAAGGTGCCGTTATACCACACATAATCCCCGGCAGAGTACGTGTTGGATGTGCTGAAATCGGGCGCTAATGTATGCAGCAAAGCGGAATAATCAGAGGGGATGGAAGCGACTGCGTTATTGATGGCGGTGATCAGATCGTTCACGCTGGGAATGATGGTTCCGGGGTCTACCGCTGCGCCCGTGTTATCATCCACGGAATAAATGGCTTTGAGCACGGTGGTCACGCTGCCGCCCTGGTTGAGAACGATCCGCACCCCGATAGGCCCGGCATAGGCCAGCGCGGCGGCGGGAATCACCACGGATGCGGCATTGCCGGATAGCGTACCAGTCAGCGCAACAAGCCCGCCGTCGCTGCGTTTCACCGCGCCGGAAACCGTACCGCCGCCGGAATAGGGCGTTCCGTCATCGTACAGGCGAACGCCCACAACCGCGCCTTGATCGTCACCGGTGAACATGATGGATTCGCAATGCCTGATTTCAATTTTTTCGGTGAAATCCTGCTCAAACCATTGCTTAAACTGCGCCATGTTCTTCCTCCTTCTGCTGGATGAAATACTGCTTCAGCACCTGCATACCGTCCCGCAATAGCTTCATCCTGTCCACATCATCCCCGCGAACGCTGATTTGATTTGCGATTGCAAGCAGGCCGTTCAACTGCATAACAGGGTCGAGCGTGATTTTTTCAGGCATTGTCATTCCTCCTTATTGGCGCGGCCCTACCCAAAAGCCGTACCATTTTTCTGTGTTTCCGCAAGTTACCTTGAACGTATAGAATCCATTAACCTTATTCCGCAAATCTGTATAGGCCCCGGCATCTTCAAATATTTCTGTATACCCGCCGGGGTTCGCTGATTCGCGGGCACTCGCCATGATCGTGATGTTATGCGTGCCGCCACCATCTGCTTTACCCCGTTCGTATGCCGCCGCCACACCGTCGATATAAAACTGCGTAGCGGCGATATTAAAATTTACGTCGTAGTCATCCCCATCATATTGAACGACATTGAACCCAATTGTCCCGGTCGGTGGATTCGGCTCAGGGTTAGCGGTTATTGACTTTACGCCAGTATTCATCCTTACACCATCCTGAAAGCCAGCCCCGCCGCCGATGTAAATATCATCGAATGAGGCGCTTGGAGCGTACATATAGCTATCAGAATCAAGGCCCAAATAAGTATCTATCAAGTATATTCTCCCGTAACTATCCAGCGCGTTCCCATTACTGCCGCGTAGGATAAGCCGCCCTATATCGGCATTGTTTACGGTGAGCGCATACCCAAGGCCCTGCACATTGCCAACAATTACACGCCCATCAAGTTCCACCATGTCAGCAGATAGCCGAACCGTGCTTTGCCCTGTCTGTGCGTTTACTGCCGCCACAATTGCCGCGGGTTTGATTTTCGCGTTTGCCCCGGTTCCCTCAACCACAAGGCTGATTCTGTCCGCTTGCGTCTGGATTTTGCTTCCAATGTTCAATTCATTGTCGGTTGCGTATACCAAAACGCCCTGGGCGTTCAACTGAATCCCCGCTTGCCTGAGGATTTCATTGTTCTTATTCTGCTGCCATGCGCGGAGAAGGATTTGATACTGGTTGGCGCCCATTTCGGTTTGAAATTCGGACCATTCTTTCTGCTTCTTGCTTTGCCCGCGCCCGTTTCCCCCGCCGCCCCCGGTGGCGCTTTCAATGGTTTCCTTGTTGATATAGATGATATTCGGGATGTATGCGCCGATGGTGACGCGGGTAGCAAGCGGGTTCAGCAAATCCACCGTAAGCTGGATGATTTCGCGCTGCACTTCCACGCCCGCCGGGAGTATTTCCACAATGGCGGTATCATGCAGCCTGATTGTCTGGTCAGCATATCCAAGCCGTTTCAGGTCGTGCAAGGTGCCCTCAATGGAGATGAGCGGTTCAGAATCCTTTTTCAGCGCTTTCCAGGTCAGGTCAAGCAGCACATTCGGGTCGGTTACATCGCCGTTCTGATAGAACCCGAAGCGGTTCCTTCCGTTCCTTCCATACAAGGCTTTTGCCGTTGGGTTTTCTAAATATGCCTGATTCGCGGGTTTTGCCGGGTGTTCTGCCGTTGCCGTCCATACAACATCAGTAAAGGTCAAAGGTTCGGCGGGTAAATCCTGCGGCTGCGGTGATGTGGGCGTGATCGGCTGGTCGGGTGTGCTGGTTTTGCCGTATCCGTACATTGCCGTGAGAACGTTGGTATCATCATACGTTACGCCCGCTTCTTCGATATTGCTGTTGATGCTCAGCCGAAGCCCGCGCCAATTGCCCTGCGCCGGGGCAATATCCAGATACCGCCCGGTGATCCCGGAAGGGCCGATGGTGATGCGCGGCAGGATATACACGTTCCAATTGCTGGCGATGGTGTTCACGCCCTGCCATGCACTGCCATAGCTGATATTTCCGCTGCTGGTTCCGCTTGCCGTAACGGTTCCAATCTGCCACAGCGTCCCGGTCAGGATGGAAGAAAGCGCGGCCTGCGCGGTCTGGTTCGTCCATTCCTTGGGCTGTACATGATCGTCGGTCAGCTCCGAAACGGCGATATGCTCGGCGGTGATCTCCTGGTAATGGTCAGGCTCATAGCTCTTGGCCTTGCGGATTTCAAACGCTTGCCAAATGCCGTCCGCGTCCTGAAATGCGATACGCTGCCCGCGCTCGATTACCTTTTCCGAATCAACCGGAAACAGGCCGAAGAAGGAAAACTGCTCCACCGTCCATTCGGCCTGTTCCGCGTCGTTGCGGGTGAAAAGCGGCTGGTTCGCCGCATTGAAGAAAAGAAAATCCATTATTCCCACCTCTCCCGGTATTTGATGGTTCCGGTTCCGGTGATGGTTTGTGTGCCGTTTTTCGGCTGGATGAAGTGCGAACCGAAGGCGTAATACTGCATGAAGGAAACGCCGCCAACCGCTACCGTCTGCCTGTTCAGGTCAATCACCATATTCCCTGCCGGGATGCTGGAAAAGGTCATCGTGTCGGTTCCGTCGCTGTACGCCTGATTTGAAGCGGCAGAAGATAGGCTTCTTTCTATCCGCATCAATGGGCCGTCGTGTGCGTTCCCGCCAACAAAAAAAGCGCTGCCACAAGCCGCGCTCTTTTCATCGTTGGCAATCCAGAAAGGATCATCGAAGCATGTAAACACCAACCGCAATTTTGATTCCCACCACATCCGCAGGGAAGGCTCAGGCAGTGCGGTGCAAACAGCTTCCAGGTGCCGCCCGTCGTAGTTCGGCAGTTGTAGCCATTTCTTCTCCCCGATCTGCGCCCAGTTGGTGATAGCATCAAGCTGTTTCCGCCTGGTGTCCCGGTTCATCTCCAACAATGCAAACGTGATATTCACGGTTCTTGCGCCGCCGCCCATCCGCACATAGTCCGCGCCGAAACGGATCGCCCGCTGCCGGGTGACGGGAGAAAGGGGAACGGGTGAAACGTGTATATCATCCACTTTCACCGGGGCCACGCTTTCCAGCGCCACCGAATCAAAGTAAATCATCCGCGCCATCCGCTCCTTTCCATTGTTCTCAGGCTGTCCGCCTGCTGTGCCGCAATCACGCGGCCCAAAACCTGCCCGTTCCAGCGGACTTCCATTCCGTTGAAGTTCGGCATGTTCGCGCCGATTGCGCTGCCCATCGCGCCATAGTCAAATTGATTTCCTGCCAGGCTCGGGCCGTATTTCATGTTACGCCAAACCCGCGCTTCTTCGGCGGTCAGGATGCTTTCGCCCTCATGCAGCGCGGCAAGGAAACCATCGTAAGGCACACGATCCATGCCGATTTCAGCACCGGTGATACTCACATTGGAACTTCCGTTTCCGCCGCCGCTGAAATTCAGGTTGATACCATTATCTCCACCGATGGTTCCAAGATTGAAACCTGAATAATTCACGCCATATTCTTCAAGAGCCGCGAAAATCTTCCCGATTTCATCGACCTTGCTTTGCAAGTCTGGGATTTTTGCGGCAATGCCGTCAATCATTCCTTGAACCGTGTTTTCCAAAGCTACCTTTGCCGCGCCGCTTTGGTCAAGTTCTGCTGTCGCGTCTTTCGCATCAGCCACGATTTTAGCGAATGCTTCATCCGCTTTCAATTGCTGTTCGGTGAGCGCATCCACAAACCCGGATTTCTGCTTTTGAACTTCCGCATAAAGGTCGCTAATTTTCTTTACATCCGCGCCCTTTGCGGTTAGCGCTTTCAGGTAATCATAACTCTCAGCGCTGCCGTCAGACAAAGCAGCCGCCAGTTCATCACTCAGCCCCGCCGCTTTTGCTTGTGCAAGCATGGTTTGATAATCCTTCATGTAATCAAGCTGGGATTTCAAGCCATCAATGATTTTACTGGAAGTCTGATATGCATCAGCATCGCCGCTGATTTTTTTGTTATATTCGTCCTGGGTAATGATTCCTTTTCTCAGCTCTTCGGTCAGGTTTTTGGTATTGTTAATTGCCTTTTGCATCGGCGTTTCGATTTTCCCGAATACGCCGAACATGCTTGTTAAGCTATTATCAACAGTACTCCGCGCCTTTTCATAGTAAGTAACCAGCGCTTTATAAGCATCTTTCGCATCGTCGATTGTCTGCTTGACGCGTTTTAATGCTTCCTTCTGCCCTTCCGCGCTCTTGTCTGCGGCAATTTCAATATCCGTCAGCGCTTCGGCGGTTTCCTCGGCATCCGTTGTTACTTCCTTGTACCCATCGCCAAGGGCAAGAACGGCTTGTTCCTGTTCATCAAAAACTTTGGATGCAGCTTCCACCGAAGGAGAAAGGTTATTGTATTCTTCCGTAAGGGATTTAATCTGCTTTTCAGCTTCGGGAATAGCGTCTTGCAATTCTTTCAATCGTTGCTGGTAGCTTACCCCGAAATTGGGGTCAATTTCATTCATTCGGCCCATATTGCCGCTTTTGTATAGGAAATCTACATAATCGGCAAGGGCCTTTTTCCGAAGCTGCAAAACCGCTTCTTGTGTATCCTTTTCAAGTTTTAGTTGGTATAGCTTGGCTTGCTCCCCTTCAAGTGCTTTCCGTTTCTGCTCGATGCTATCCAGCATGGCAATTTGCTTTTGCGCTGTGCTGTATGCTTCGACATATTCAGTTACCGCAGAGACGCCGCCCTTTATTTCACCCGTTTCATCGTTGATAATGCTACTCAGGCCGGGAATGGTTTGCACAAGCTGTTTGCATACGCTCAACCATTGCGCTTGCTTGTCTTTGATTTGGTCGGTGTTAAATCCAAGCGCCAGCAAGCCCGCTTTTGCTTCTTCGCTTTCGCTCCCCAATGCAAGGAAGTTCGCCGCCAAAGAATCAAAGAACGCTTGCCCGCCCTTCGTGTCAGCAAGCCCAGGCAACCCGCCAACGAAATTTGAAAGCAGCTTGTTCCATGCTTCCGCGTCGGAAGGGTCAATCTTGTTTGCCGCGTCCGCAATGCTGGAAAGCCATGCGGCGGTTTCTTCCGCTCCGGTTCCGGTTAATGCCGTCATCGCCCCGGCGTTTTCCTGCAAAGCGTCCAAGAACGTTTTCCACGCCGCCGCTTTGTCAACATCCGGGGAATTACCGGAAAGCGCCTTCGCCAAATCTTCAACGTTCTTTCCCGCGTTGGTGTTATTGAAAACATTGCTCAGGCCGTCAACCTGTTTCAGCGCTCCCAGCAGGTTTTCCCATGTCTGCGGGCTGTTCGCGTTCAGGATGTTTGCACCTTCCGCAAGGGATTTCATCGCCGCGCCTGCATCGGCATTTGCTAATCCGCTTAGAACGCTGGAAAGTTCATTCGCTTTGTCGGTCGTTTCCCTGATTTCCTTTAGCTTTTCTTCCGTTTTCAAGTCTATATCAGCGAAATCATCCAGAACGGTTCTTTTTTCCGTGGGTGTCAGCGCACCAAGGAACGTATTCACCCATCCCGTAGCCTGTTCCAGCGCCGGAATCAGCAAAGAGCCCAGCTTCGTCTGGATGCTCTGAACGTTGGCTTCCAGCAAACGCAGGCTGTTGGCGTAGCCGTCAGAAGTGCGGGCAAAGTCCCCCTGCGCGTCGGCGGTGGCCTGCATCAAATATTGATAGCGAACCATGATCTGCTCGCTCTGGCTCATTTTATCAAAGGCTTTTCCAAGCCCCTGTTCCAGCGCGAACGCTTCCAGGTTCGCCACGCTCATATTGATACCAAGCTGCTTGAGCGGTTCGGTTTCCCCAGAAATACCGCTGCGGATTTTCTGGAAAGCCGTGTCAAAGTCCATGTTATAAAACGATGACATATCAGCCGCCAGCCCGGCCAGCTTTTCGCTCATGTCCACGATTTCAGGCCCGGCAAGCCCGGAAGATTTCATCATCGCGCCCATAGTGGAAGCAAACTGCTTGGCCTTGGTTTCCGTCAAGCCAAACTGCGTAATGGCGGTTTTGGCCCATGCGTCAATCTGG